ATTATAATATATAAATATATATAAGTCAATAATTATTTTATGTTTTATATATAACAAAAGGGTGGATTTCTCCACCCATAAATGTTTGTTTTAGTTTGTTTTTAGAATAACTGGAATCTGTCCATTGGTACTCCAAAAGCACCAGCGTATCCATCTTGTCCACCACCTGTTTCGTCATTATACTGCCATGAGTAGTACCCTCGTTTTACTGGTGAAATTCTGTACTGTGCTTTCTGCCAGCTTCCTACTGGTGGATGATAGATAACTTGTACCGCATCAATAACTCTTCCAATACCAGCATAGCCATTGTTTGAATCGTTCCAATTACATCCAGAAACATAAGGTAGCCATCCTCTTCCAAGAACATGAACTCTGTAACTAACAGAACCAACATCACATTTAATTGCAATGTCCGTTATCTTTCTACCTTGTACTCCCGCAAAGTCCTGTAAGTTTCTTACGAATGGATAAATTTTTCCACCCTCAACTCTTACTGCATATGTGAAATTAACTGGAACATTGTAATGTCCTCCGCTTGCCTGTGGCTTCTGTACTTCTGGTTGTTTTGTTCCATTGCCATAATCAATATCACAGAGTTTCAATAAGTGTGTAAACCTGTTTTGTGATAACTTAGCAATTCTTACTCCATACGCCGAACCATCTGCGGCAATATATGTGTCATTTCCAAGATATACTCCAATATGTCCATTCATCCATACTGCCCAACCAATATGGTTGTTTGTTCTCTGTGAGATTGGAACAACTTCTACTGCTGTACTCTTATACTGTCCACTACCTCTTACAATACCAGTATACCAACTTATAAGTCCGCTACAATCTACACATACCTTACCAGCTTTGTTATCATCACTATACCAAACACAGTTAGAACCATACATTCTTCTTAGCTCTCTTATTTGTTCTAAACTAACAACTTTTCCTTTTGCTCCATATACATACGGAGTTCCAATCTTACTTTTTGCAAACTCAATTAATCCTTGTACTGTTTTACTCATATACCTCTATAACCTCCTAGAATACCCCTAGAATCAATTCTAATATAATACCCTTAGACTTCCTTAGATTCAACTTCTGGAAGTCCAGCAACGCTTGTTAAAACGCTCACAACTCCCGCCACGACAGCTGTACTTACTACTACTTTCCAATCAACAGAACTAATCATTGTTCCAGCTCCGATTGCACCAATAGCCGCCTGTGCCATTGTTTTAACAGCTCTTACACTTGTTGCCTTAATCCATTCAACCGTATTAACACTTGGTCTAAATACACAATTTTTAAACATGTTTTTTACCTCCATTTTCTAATTTATATAATTCTAATGCATGTTTTGTTTCATCTATTTCTTTTTCATTTCTCTCTATTGCATCCCATTGTTCTTTCTGTCCTTTTCTCACATGTTCTTTGTATTCTTCTATTTCTTTGTTTTGTTTTTCTAGTTTCTCATTTTGTTCTTTTATTTCTTTTGCCAACTGTTCAACTCTTAGTGTTAATTTTGTCATTGCTTTTGTGTTTTCGCTTAATGGTCTACATACTGCTGTAAGTATACCGATTAAAGAACTTAAGCCTAAAACAACAATGCCAATCATTTCAGCTGTTGTCACATTGTTACACCTCCTTATGTTTGTTCTATATATGTTCTGTTTGTTGTTATTCTTGTTTTGTTGCTTTTCCCTGTTAGTTCAAAATAAAACATACTTCCATGTGTTACATCTGCTGGAACTGTTACTCTATCCTGTATAATCTCATTTGTTTGCTTTCCGTCTACATCATAGAAACTTATAACTCTTTTTGTTTCTTTCCAATCGTTATCAAAATGGAAAACCAAACATAAATAGTTGTCCGAACCTCTTACAATGTTTTCAAAATCGCATTGTTTGTTTCGTCTTAATAACTGCCCGGCAACATCAAAATGTAATTCTCTCATAAGCCTGTACCTCTTCTAATTATTCCGCTTGCTACTGTTCTTTCTACTGTTTCATCATGTTCTATATTCAATGGCTCTGAATCATATGTTGCAAATACTGGTTCTCTTTCTTCTATGATTGCCATACATAATTCTATGCCGTTATAGATTCCGCAACTATAATCATCACCAATGTTCTGTTCTTGCATTGCTCTTAACTGTCCTATACTGTTCTTAATTGTTTTCAATTTCTTCCAACTTCTCAACATTCTTAACACCTCCTATGAGCTTCTATTTACCGCCTATATTCCATTTTTATTGCTTACCCTTATAACTCCTAACCTGCTTTGCTGTTTGTCTTTATTTGCTTGATATCGGCTACTGTATACTGGTCTAACGCATACCACAAGGCACTAAACGTGTGTGGGTCGATATTAAATTCATCATATATGACATTTCCCTTTGCATCCCTTGCATACGTTAAATCTTTTAATTCCTTTATTGTGTTTCTACACTTAGGAGAACATATAATCTTCTTAAAACGTTTTATCTTCTTTGTGTTCTGTAACCTACTTCCCGCATACTTTTTACAAGCATACATACTGAATCCCTCTTGCCTATAATACTGTATTGACTTTGGTTCTGCTGAATCAGCATATATTGGTTTGTTACATCTTTCAGCTCTTTGTTTTGTTTTCCTTACTCCATCTAGCAAAATGAATTTGTTATCTGTTATATGGTTTCTATATACTTCATCATAGATATAAAGTATTTTATTTTTATCATCTACTGCACAACTAATCAACGCATTGTAACTTGTTTCAAAACCAAAATCCAAACCAAAGAAATGGTATTTGCTTGGTATATTTGCTATCATATTTGTAAATTGTTTTGCGTTTGTTGCAATCGTAAACTGTGGTAATACTCTTGTTCCGCTTGCTCCAAATCTTCCCCATCTTGCTACTGCCCATAAGTGTGGGTCATTTATTTTTAATCCATCCAAACGCTTTATATATGACGCTGGCAAGAAAGGGTTATCATCTGCAATGCTGTGATGGTAGTATACTCCATTCTTTTTATTTACTAATGTTCTTCTTTTGTATATCTCTTGTTCATCCTGTATTACATGTTCTTTTCCTTTATCGTCTGTATGAGTAAAGAATGTGTTATATACCCAATTCTCTTTCCCTACTGGGTTTGTTGTCATGATAAAGTGCAATGACATTTTAGGCTCTCTGATACGTCCTAAAAGCTCTGTATAAGCATCATAGCGTATCTCACTGCACTCTTCCATCCAAACGATAGAAACACCGTGTATGGACTTTATTTTCTCTACATTATCCATTCCTCTGAATATAATTCTGCTACCATTTGAAAATCTTACTTCCATAGGTGACATAACAGCTACAGCCTTTCCATTCTTCGGCAAGTGTTGGTTTGGTAGTGATTCATCACTTAGCATGTTCATCTTTTCTAATATCTCTTTGAATAATGCAAAACATGATTCTTTTATCGTTCCGTATACTTGCCTTACTACCAAACAAGTTCTTCTTTCTTCTAATAGTTTTAATATGATTTTAAGTGCAACGTGATAACTCTTTCCGCTACCATATCCACCGAATAAAAGGTATTGTTCATAATTCCAATCTGTTAAAAAAGTGGAGAATCTTTTTGAAACATCAATATTAACATCCATGCTTCTTTTTCTCCTTTTGTTTTAGTTTGTTTGTAATAACAGAAAAGGACAGATACATCACTGTATATCTGCCTTTCTGTTTGAATTAATTATACCATATTATATTTTGTTCGTCAATGCCTTACTTGAATATTTTATCAAGAACATCTACCATATTGGTCAACATATCCATTGCTTCCATCATTTCTTCATATGATTTCCCCATGCACTTCTTTCATGCATTCGTCCCTGTGATCAATCAGATTCTCAAGTGTTGCATTTTTCATCTTGATATCTTCATCTTTAATTTCGCTCATGCAAATCGCTGAACCAATTGCATTCATAATTGTTGCTTGACTTTCAAGAATAATATCAAGTTTATTTTCTACTTTTTCGATTCTCTCTTCAACTGTTTTCTCATTTACTCTTTCTTTTCTTTCTTCCATTGTTTTGTACTTCCTTTCTGAAATAATTGTTTATTTGTTTTCTTTTAGGCTTTACTGCCTAATGGACTATATAGGAATCGAACCTATTACTCTTCGCTTATGAGACGATTGTTCTACCAATGAACTAATAGTCCTTAGTGTGTTGCTTTCATGGCTTGCACACTACTCACAACACTTTAGCAAGAAAAGAAATATTTGTTTCGCACACTTTTTACAGTGTGCAACTACCTAGGTTGGATTCGAACCAACACATTAAGGAGTCAAAGTCCTTTGCCTTACCGTTTGGCTACTAGGCAATACCTGTGTTTTAATGACTTTAACACCTGTCAAACTTTTCAGCAAGTTCCTTTGATATTTTGAAATCACTTCTTTTGTAACACTGTTCTAAATCATCATAATATGTTCTGCCTATACACCATACAGCATATACTTGACAAGACATGAACAAAACAAAATCATTATTCTTTAATAATACAACTGGAACACCACTTCCTCTTACATTAAATCTTTTCATTTTAATGTTCCCTATATTATGTTCACAATACTCTAGGTATTTTTCTTTTGCTACTCTCATTGTGCTGTATACTCTAACTCTTATCATATTTTACCTCGGTTTGTTTTAGAAATAAATATATATTTTATCTTCATCTGCCGCTATCACATCTATCTTATTTATGTCATAACTTTTCAAATCCTTAATTGTCATCTTGTCTGCTTCATACTTCTCTCCATCACTTGGGTCGATAATAGCAATATTTTCATAATTATCACCAAACAACTTTTTGATTAAATCCATTAAATCATTAATTACCATGTTTTTAATATCCTCCTATTTGTTATACTTTGTTTTCTTTGTTTCTTTCTGATTATATATTAACATAATCATTTATGTTTGTCAACACTTGATTTCAAATTTATGCAAATACTTTTTTAGGACTTTTACTAAAATGTTCATCTGCATACTTCTTTGCTGTTTTTAATGTTTTAGTTTCTGAATACTTTGCTCCATTTATATACAAATAATACTTTCCTGTTACTGGTTCTTTTTCAATAACATACTCATCATTTGATATAAAAAGATTATCAACTATTCTTTCTGCTTCCCACAATCAAATTCATCTATTACTGTATAATTTGCTCTGTTTAATTTTTTCATATCTTTGTTTCCTCCTAATTTGTTTGCTTTGTTTTTGTTTTCCTTAACTTTAATTATATTATAACACAATATAACAGAAAATCAATATGCTTCTTTAAATTTATTACATAAAAATAGCAGAGATATTTCACTCTGCTAAATTCCTTTTATTGGTATTTTTATAATTGGGTTATAATCAATATATTTCCTGTTCTTCTTGCTTCTTCCTTTGTTTGATGTATCCAACCTCACAATATTACTTCCCCATTTCTTTTGTAACAATTCAAACTGTTCTTTTTCCTTTTCCATGTTTCTATAAATTGCGCATCCACCTTTTTGTTCTGATTGCCTACAAACATAATGATACTTGTTAACTCTCAATGCTCCACGGTACTTATTCATGTTCTGTAATGTCATGTCATAGTCTTCTTTCAAAGGTAGCATTTCATCATATCTTAACTCATTACCTTTTAGAAAACACTGAAATGGACCTCCTATATAACTTGTAGTACTGAACGGTGAATACTGCCTATAGCTCATTGTGTCACTGTTACAATTTATTCCCCAAAACTTAAAACCCCATTCTTCACATAACAATGAATAACGATATATGAAATCTAATATATCTGCTGATTTCAGCTTTACTTTTTCATACGCATAACTTTTATCCTCGGACATTTCAAAATGCTCTATACACCGTAAATCATCATCTATAATAAGGACTATATCAGCACCATGATTAAACTCTTCATCAAGGATATAATTTCTTACTCTGCATAGATTTCCTTGTATTCCTTTCTTACACTTAACAATATTTTCTTTATGTTTTGGGTTGAACTCTAAATATGTTTTATATTCTTCTAGTGAAACATACACTTTACAAAAAGGAATATATTTTAATGTTTCAACAACAGGTCTTTTATATGATGGACATACTATAACAATTTCTTTATCTTTGTATTTCATTCTTTCATCCTCTCCATTGCCTTAACGCCATCTATTACTCTTCCAACTCCGGCTCTTTCTCCGAATGTTTTCTTGTTTCCGTTCTTCTTAGTAGGGAACGCTTTTACTTTTTCAATACCTAACACTCCAAGAGCATTTATCCAATCTACCTTGTTATCAAACTTTAAAACAATGTAATTATTTTCCTCATTCAATATTTCTGTGAATGGTACTTCTGGCTCTATTTCTAATTCTTCATCTGCTAATGAATCCATTGCGAATCCGAATACTTCCATATCCATTTCTGCTATTTCGTCTAAGCTCTGTTTTAATAAATCTGAATCCCATTCACTTTCATTCAGTTTGTTATCTACTAGCCTGTACGCTTTTATTTGTTCTTCTGTTAAATCGTCTAAACAAACTGTTGGTACTTGTTTTAATCCTGCTTTCTTTGCTCCTAGTATTCTACCATGTCCAGCTACTACACTATTATGCTTGTCAATGATTACTGGCTGTGTAAAACCAAACTCTTTAATACTATTAGCTATTTGTTCCACTTGTTCTTTACTATGTTTCTTTGCGTTCTTCTTATATGGTTTTAGTTCTTTTATTGGTTTATAAACAATGTTTAGTTCTTCCATGTTCTCCTATCCTTTCTATTGTTTTATTTATATATGTTCTATATACCTTTGTTGTGCCACCTATTGTTCTGTTACGTGTTTGTTCTATGTTTTACTATATAGCTTTTTATTATGCACATGGTGTTCTATTTATTTTACTTACATATAACTTAGTAATTTACCCATGTATTTTACGCTTTTAACTTTACAGTTCTTTAATGATAATAGTAATACTGCTTTATGTTTTGCTTCCTGTATGTTTTGTGCATAGCATAATGTTTTATTTGTTTGTTCTGTTTCTTTTCCGAAATCATCTAGCTTTGTATATACGACTAAATACTTACTTTGTTTTTCATCTTCTATATCTGAACTTAGGCTTTGCATTTGTTCTAATTCTTCTTTTGCCTTGCTATATGTTTTTTCAGCAATACCCATTTTAACCCTCCTATCTTCCTTTTCTAGCTGTTTTATTTATATAGGCTTATACTTATAAGGTTAATGATTTAAAACGCTTGTATAGGCTTATTTTCCATCATATACATCATTTCCCCATTCTTCCTCTTCGCTTTCTTCTTCAAGCCAATCTGTTCCATTTTCTGCATTCCATATTTCTTCATCATCCTTTGCACTTGGTTCATATACATCGCCCTGTGTTATGAGGTTGATTGTTACTTCGTTCTGTACTTTACCTGTTTGTTTGAACATATCTAATTTATCCATCATTGTCACAATTTCTTTTATTGCCGCAACATCACCTGTTAAACCTTTTTTGAATAGTGCTACCATAAGTAAGTTTTGATTTGTTAAATCATCACTTTTGAAACCCATATGCATTAAAACTTGTTTTTGTTTTTCTGTTGTTATCTTCATTGTTAGTAATGCTTTCATGGCTTGCTGTAATGCCATTTTTTCATCACGTTTCTTTTTTCTTGCTTCTACCCCTAATTGTACAATTCTCTTTTTTTCTTCTTCTGTTCTCTCATTCATAGGAATTAAATTTTCTACTCCCCTACGATACATTTTTGGAGACTTCTTATTTGTTGACATCCTTTCTTTTCACTCTCCTTTTACTTTTTGTTCCATAATATCAAATAAGGCAAGGAAGTATGCTTTGTTTTGCTTCTCCCTCACCAGTATTTCTTTTTATATAAAAACAGCAAACATATAAAACTAATCAAGTATACGAGGTTTATGTATATATGAACGAAATTATTTTATAAGTACAAACATGGCTTTTTATTATTTTGTTTTATACGTCCACTGTTTTTATCTATTTATATTTTGGCTAACATTTATGGCTGTTACTTATACATTCCTATCCTAGAATATTTCCTTAATTCCATTTTATTATAGCATGTTACTATCTGTTTGTCAATGTAAATTTTAATTTATTTTGCTTTTATTTATGTTTTCTTTGTTTGCTTTGCCTAAAAAGTAAATCTCTTTCTTTCTTAGCTTTTATTCTTTCTGCTTTCGCCTTTTCATTTGCTTTGTAATATTCCATATACTTACTACATGTCCCATGGCAATGTAATATTCTTTCTTCACAATTCTTACATGGACTGTGTAACATTATATCAACCCTTTTCTTCTTAAATAATCTTCCACATCACATAAATACAATATTGCTTCCTGTGTATCCTGTTCCTTTATACTAACAATACCATCTGTGTCTTTTACTGTGTACCTATATTCTGATATCGGAAAACCGTCTTTTGTTTCATTCTTTAGCTTGCGCTTCACTTTTGTTACAAAGTTTAATATGAATACTACAACCAATGTTATTACAATGCTTTCTAATGCCCCTATATGGCTTTTTATCAGCACATATGGGAGTACGATATAAATAATACATATAAGTTCTTCAAAATGCCCTACAAGCCAATTACGAGCCTGTAAAATAGTTTCCTTTGAAGAGCTTGCTACTGCTTCAAATAGTTTATTCATAGCTTCTTTAATCCTTTCATAAAATCACCCATTCCATTTTTTAATGTTTCCAATTTTGTTTCAAGCCTTTTTCTATATGGTGGAGTTTTGCACACTTCACATCTGTACTTGTTTTCTTTGTTAAAGAACGCTCCCGCAAACTCTTTGCATATTTCGCAGTTATGCTCAAACACTTCTTTTTCATCTGCCATAACATATACTTCCAACTCTACACAACCAATTCCATTGCTTTCATTCTTCTTTATGCTGTAGCTTATGTTTCTGGAATTATTCTTTGCAATAATGTTTGTTGATATCCATTTACAACATTCAAGATATGCCTGTTTCATTGTTTTAGCTTTGAACTGTTTACTTATAATCTTTTCTGCTATTATCATGGCTTTAATCCTCCGATAACTCTTGCTTTGCTTCTACTGCACTTCTGTCTGCAAGTTCATTTAATGGGTCTCCATTATGCCCTTTTATATGTACCATGTTTATCACCATTTTCTTTTCATACACAAGCTTGAACATCTTTTCCCATATTTGTTTGTTCTTTATTGGCTTATCTTCTTTTGTTTTCCATCCATTCTTATACCAGTTTAAAAGCCACCCTTTTGTTATAGCATTCACAACATATGCGCTATCACAATACACTGTCACCTTTTTTGCTTTACTCTTAAAGGCTTTTACTAATGCCATATATACTCCTGTTAATTCCATTTCATTGTTTGTTGTTTTTCGTTTGTTTCCTTTTGTTACACTTGTTTTGAAACCGCTGTCACATTTCACAAGTTCAACATAACTCCATCCACCATTATGTGAATTACCACTACAAGCACCGTCTGTATAAAATATCAGTTCTTTCATTCATTTGTTCCTTTCTTTACGTCTGCTTTAATGTCTGCATATATCTTTACAATAATCTTTGCAACTAACTCCCATAATGTTTTACCATATACTGTTCCAATCCAATCATGCTTTTCTCTTACCTTTATGCAACAACATGAATAGAATACAAACTTTCTTGTTTCATTGAGCTGTTCATAATATGGCATAAAACTCTGTGTTCTGTAATTATATCTTATACAAATTCCTTGCATTGCTTTTTCTAATATCTCAAGTGGTGCAATCTCTGTTTTTGTATAGTTTTGTTTTTCAAGCATCTTTGCAACTGGTTTTACTTTCCAAAGAAAATTATTTAATGTTTTGATGTTCTCCTGTTTTGTACAATCTAGGTTTAAAATCTCTTCTGTTTTCATGTTTTGCTCCCCTTAATTAAAAAAGGCAAGAAATAGAATACTTCCTACCTCCTGCCTTTTATCAACATCTATGCAACGTTTGTTTTATTTAATTATTTGTTTTAGATTTCCCAATCGTCATCTTCATCATCCTCTGCTTTTTCTGCTTCGGACTCTGCATCAGCGGCTTTCAGAAGTTTCACATAAGCGTCTGCTCTCATCTTTGTTTTTGCTTTGATACCACGCTCTTTACACATTTTGAAAAGTTCCATTGCTGTCTTACCCTCATATGGGTCTTTCTCTTCATCATCCTCTGTATCCCAATTATCATCTTCATCAACTGGTTCTTCCTCTTTCTTAGCCTGTTTCTTAGATGTTGCTTTAGCTTTCTTTGTTTCTTTCTTAGGCTCTTCCTCGTCAAGTTCACCTCTGTCAAACTTTTCAAGAAGTTCAATCAGTGCATCTTTCTTTCTTGATTTACACTTAGAAGAAATTCCTCTTGCACAGCACATCTTGTAAAGGTTTGCCGCTGTCATATCTGTATAATCAAAATCCTCTTCCTCTGCTTCTGTTTCCTCTTCTGTCTCTGGCGCATCCATTTCTACACCATCTTTAAGTCCTGTCTCAAGAACTCTTGCTGTTACCTTTGGAAGTGCTTTAAGAATTACAAGGATTTTATCTCCAGCAACTGCTACCTCTCTTGTAAGCATTGGATAACGTGAACCAATCTCACAGATGTTTTCTTTGTTCTTTCCCTCAATGATTTCTTTTGCCGCTTCATAAGCTGTCCAATTCTTTGCCATTTTTCTTTCTCCTTTTTTCTCTTTGATTTTTTGTCTTAATTTATTTTCTGTTTACTCTTAAATATTAACATATATTTTTGTTTTTGTCAATACATAAAAACAATTTATTTATTTTCTTCACAACAGTCACACGAAAACGGTTCTGCTTCGCTTGGCTCTGGACGTTCTACAAGTCCAACTGCTTCACACGCTTCTAAAACACAATCAAGCAATGCAATTAAACCATCTTCATCAAGGATTCCTAAACTGCCTTTAAGAAATACCTTTGTTTCTTTTCCATCCTCTTCTGTTACGAGCTGTTCTGCAACACTGTAGCCTACTTTGTTTGTTTCACTGTTGTACGCTTCTGAAATCACAACATTTCTTCTGTCCTTAAAACGCTTTGAGGAAAGTTCTCTAAATGTCAATCTTCCCATTCTTCTCCACCTCCCTCTTCTCCGTTGTCTGGTAATTCTAACACTGCCATAAACTTAAGCATGATATACTCTTCATCAACCAATGAACAAATGTTATCTAAATTAACATTTTCAACTAATGACTTAAATGGAATTGTTGCATTTCCATCTTTGTCAAAGTTAATTGCTCCAATAGTAAACATACCTAAATTTACTGCTCTACTTGTAGCTCCTTTTGCATGTAGAGTAATATCATTGTTTAACCCTTGCAATAGTTCTACACTTGTTAGGATTTCATCATATCGGAGTTTAAACTTAACTTGTACTGTTTTGTTTTTTCCAATAGTTAGTCCTTCAAACGTAGCAATACCTTTTTGTTGTAACTTTCTTTCCACTATTTTGTTTTTCTCCTTTCTGTTCTAAACTTCTGTTCTTGTTTTCTTCTTTCCTGTTCTTTTTGTTTGAAATAGTTATTTCTTGCATTTATGTTATGTTTTACTTTATTAACATCTATACCTTGTATAACATCAATACCATTTATAACATCAATACCTTGTTTTATATTACTATTTCTGTTTGAGTTAGAGTTATCATCTGTGTTGGGCATGAAGCTAACAGCTTCAGAACCCCCTCTTTCTTTCTCCCCCTTATAATACCTCTCTTCACTTTTGTTGTCAAGACCCTTTTTGCATATTTTATACTTTTTTAAGAATTCACTATCCTCTTCCTCTAATTTATTTAATACATCACGCTCTATAAGCTCCCTATATGCCTGTATATCCTCTTCTTTTATTGCAACCCATACTTCATCCCTGTTAATGAATTGAAAGGCAAATAAAGGTATTTTATGGGCTTCTAAAGCATGATGCTCTAACACATGAAGTACACTTTGTTTAATACTGAAACTTTCATGGTCTGTACTTTTTAATTCACAAAGGAAATGTTCATTTTCACCATCACATTTCTCTATCCATCCAGCACCACTGTTTCTTGTAGGTTTTAAACCTAGCCTTTGCATTACTTCTGCTTCATTCTTTCTATACCACTTTGTACTACGTTTCTGCATTATACAAAATCCTCTGTTTCATCATCTTCAATCTCTGTATTCTCTTTACATTCATCCTCACATAAGCATACTGTACATTCCATATCATCACTATGCATACCGAAGCATTCTCGTTTTGATGGCGCTCCTTTTAATACTTCTTTCCTTATATCCCTTAATTTTGTTCTTTTGTTTTCCCAGCTTGCTACTGTTTCCAAAACATCTACAATCTCCTGTGCTGTTATAACATCAAGACTCACATTTCTTGATTTAGTTTCACATACTGTTTTAATACAACCTTTTACTTTGTCCGCAAGCCCCTGTACATTATACTCTTTTTCAATCTTCATTTGTTTCGCCATCCTGTTCTTTTAGTTTCTGTTTTGTTAATGCTTCAAGATATTTAATATATCCTAACCCAAGTCTATGGGTACTTTTACTTCTGTAATTCTTTCTAGCTTCATTAAGTTCTGCTGTTCCAAACAAATCTTTGAATCTTGTTTCTGTTTGTACTATTACATAACTATAGTTATCTTTTCCATTTAGCATTTAATCTCTATACCTCCATTCTAAAAACTCTATCCTCCTTAAAATAGCATTTCTAAGATTTATACGTGCCACTTTATTGAACTTTTTAATACATTCTGCCATGTATTTTCTTAAGTCATTTATTTCTGCTTCTGTGATATCGTATTCTTCATACTTCATTTTGTTCATATCCCCATTCTAAGTGTGCTACTATATACATCTTTTTCATAATAGCCTTTCTAAGGCTTGTATATACCCCTAGGTTGAACTTTTCTCTATGAGTAATACAATATGTTATATATGTAATTAAATTATCTAATCTGTCCTCTACCGTGTGATAATCAATACAACGCTTACCTGTAGCATTCCATTTCTTTATCGGACAGTACTTACACCTTATTTCTAGTACACTACAAGCACCAGTATTTCCTTTTCTAAACTCTTCTAAACTTGCGGAATCAGCAACAGAACAAGCGGCACAATCACTATTCATTAGCAAATTGTTCTTTTCCTGCTCTGTTATCTTTCCACTAACAAATAGATTTAATACCGCTGTTCTTTTTAATCTTGCAATATATAGTGTTTCTATTTGTTCTTGATTTTCTCTATAATATTCAGTATCTCTAATTTTGTTTGTTCTAACACTAAATACTTTTATTACTTCTTCCCAAAGCATTATATGTATTTCATTGTACCTTTTTAATATATTTTGTTCCATGGTTTGTTTTGCCTCCCTATTGTACTTTTGCTGTTATATCAACAGATACTTTTGTTATTTCATCTACACTTCCGAGTAATATGTATATACCATCATTCAAATTTACGGAATTACATATCAATGCATTTTTAAAACGAACCTCTGCTGTTTTCATATATAACTCTGAATCAACGTCTTGTTTTAAAATGAAGCAATCACCAACTTTTAACTGACTAAACAGAATTTCTTCTTTCTTGTCTATAATTTTAATGTTCTTATTTTTACTCATACTGTTTTCCTCTTTCATTACTTCGTTGTCGTTATCTTTCTTCCATATGCCATCATTAACTGTCCAATGACGTATTTCTCCATCCCACCATTTTGTTATATATTCATTATATTTTCCATTCTTTACGTACACATTGTCGTTTAGCATTTGTTCTAAATCAAAATCAAATAGAAAATGCTCTGACGGGTTCTTTCTTCCAATATACCCAAGCATTGCACAACGCTTTTGTCTGTTATACTCTGCTCTATATATTTTGCGATATAGTCCATCATCTAACTTATTTATTTTTTCATCATACCATATCAAAATCGCATGATGATTTTCATTTTTGTTATTCTTTCTATACCGTCTCCCGCATTCTCTTTTATTTAACTGCTCTTCCGTAAGTTTATAATCTCTTTTCACGAAAACCGAGTTACCTCTCCGTGTCTTTCGCTCCCCATTAAATGTATTTCTTGTTTTATCACGATAGGATTTTGCACATTGTTTACACCAATAATTCAATCCATCTGGATTGTTCTTATCCTTGCCAAACATTTCTATAGACAATTCTTTTTTACACATAGGACACACCTTTGTTCCTTTTTCAAAATCTGCTTTCATTTTTGTTTTCCTATTCTCCTTTTATAATTTGCTTCGCTAGTTTACCAATGAACTGTTTATCCATCCCATTCAACCTACTAAACAAATCAAAACCTGTTGTTCCATCAAAATCATAGAAAACATATCCATACTGTGTATTTATTCTAATTGTTTTCTGTGAATATACTTTTTGTTCTCTTGCAAGTTGCTGTGCTACTTCATCAAACTTTTTATCACTCCATTTTGGGCTATCCTCTTCATAGTACAAATAACTATGTATTAAAACAACCCTTTGTAGGAAATCTATTTTTAGTTTATCTGTCCAATATGCTGGAAAAACATACATTTGTGTCCACCCTCCTATTCCACGCTTCTATTACTCTATCAATAGAGCTTGTAACTATTCCATCCTGTGACACTGTTCTATTAATTCTATCTGTTATTTTCGGAGTTCCAATTCCACATGACATACACTTAACTTGTACACCATTTTCTACAGATAAAACTGCTTTACCTCCACAAAAAGGACAAGGTCTTAACACTGAATTAATACTTTCCATTTACTCTATACCTCCATCATTTCATTAAAACATTTTTCTAGGTGTTCACATCCTCTACAATTATTCAACGCACATTCATCACAATTATCTGACACGCATAAAACTGTTCCAACAAAACAACAATGAAAATCATCACAACCTTTTGTTACTATTGTTTTACATTCTCCTAACCATTTCTTTATTTCTTCCTGTTCTTTTTCCCTTGCTTCTTTTCTGCATGATTCATATATATCATTCATTTGTTATGTCCTCCTTTGTTATTATATTTTCTCCTAATCTGTTTTTAATCTCCTTATTTGTTTTATATTACTGTTCTCTTGTTTACAGTTAATACTATAATACATTTGTTGTTATATGTCAATAACTATTTTGAAACTTTTTATGTTATATGTTTTATAATATAAGCTGTATAGCTTTATAAAGAAAAATATATATATAAATATATATACAAAAAGAAAAAATTATTCTAACAAACCATAATACTTGTATCCCTCATATGTTCCGTTTTTTCTTTTATATATTATTTTGTTATACAACAATGTTTTTATCAGTCTTTCCTGCATTAAATCTAAAAACAAATCATTTATATAGTTTCGTTTTACATTTTTATATGTTTTAAAATCTTTTTTTTACAAGTTTTGTTATAATCTCTTCGACTTCTAAATCTTCATAAACTCTACAACCAGAACTCCAATATTTTTTTCCAAATATATCTTTATGTCCCCCACAAACAAAACATTTATAGTGTATACTGTTATTTATAGCTTTATATATCGTTACACCTTTTGAACCGCTCCAAAATCTTATTGAATAATAATTTGATATTGTCCATAATTTGCCATTTTCATCTAAGTATCCATCACCAACTGTACATTCATAATATATTGGTTTTCCGCTACTATCTGTATGTATTATACCATTTATCATGCATATATCATTATGTTTTCTATGGTATTCTTTCAGCAATGGTGTTATTGTGCTATATATTCTACTTTTCTTCTGTACCTGTTTTGCATATTCTTCATATTCTTCTAATGTTTTACCTGTGAATTTCTCCATTTCTTTTTTAACCCTCCTATTTAACGATTTAAGACACTTTATGCCTTTGCCCTATACTTTTATTACTAAGCTATATAAACACGCTAGAAACTTAAAATAACAACATTACAACATAAAAGAAAAGGTAGCTTTTTAGGCTACCTAAAATTCAATATATGAACCACCTGTGAACATTGCTGATGGTCTATTAAACTTATCGCAATCAAAAGGATTCAATGATGGTGTGATAAAACATAAATCACCATAGCAATAATAATATTCGCAGTCTTCAACAAAAGTGTTTTCCCACTTAATAGAATTAATTGCCTTTTCAAAAAGGTTATTACTATGTGTTGAACACTCATATGCTGTTTTAAGTTTTTCAAAAATCTGTAATTCTTTCATTTGTTTTGTCCTCCTAGTGTGTTATCTCTTTGTTATGATATTATATTATCACAGTTTTAATGTTCTGTCAATAACTTTATACAATAACTTTACAACAAAAAAGGAACGCTTTTATACGTTCCCTAAAATGTTTCTTCTTTTAGTTTTTGTTTTGTTTTAGGAATGAATCCATACATTGCAATACAATAGCTATCTGCCATATCATCATTTATTTTACACGGTACTCTCTCGCCGCCTATTTTAACGTTTATAACGCCTTTCTTTCCTCTTCCCTTATATTCCTCGGCTATGTACTTTAAAAGTCCTTTCTGCTTCAAATAAAGGATTGTAGGATATTTGTTTGGATTTATTCCATATTTGTTCTCTTTTGGTTTACTTGTTCCAACAACTGCGTTCTTCCAACTTTTGGTGTCTACACTGTACACTTTTATGTCATATTTTAAAAATACATCTAATATTGTTACAATCAAACCGCCTGTTGTGATTAAATATTGTGAACTCATATGTCCACCGCTAAACGTTCTAATTCGCTCTATAATGCATTTTATTTCTATAGGCTTATATTTCCTTAGTAGCTCATTTAAAATGGATTCTAAGACGCTTCTAAGGTCTTTACGCTTATTATAGTTATTTTTACATCTCATAAAATCTATACTATACATTTTCAATAGCTTTTTATCTACTAATACTGTTATCCCAGTTCGTGTATAACTTTCATCAATCCCTATTACAACCATTCTGATTGTTCTTACCTCCCTAAAATATCTTGATTATGAAAAAATCTTCGCATTGTCCAAACTTCACTAAACCATATTGGAGTTAACCATATCTTTTCTAAATCGTCTGGTAATACTGGCTCTGGTTTGATTAATGAATTGTCGTGTATAACATATCCGGCTAATCCATGCAATGATAATTGTATATAACACATATGTACACAAGTTATGTCAATATCCTGTCCAACAAAATAAACATGATTCTGGTAATTATACTTTTTAAACATTTCCTTACATTGTTCACTTGCACTTATTAATGTTGCACCAGCACCACAAGTCGGATCATATACATTTGCATATCCTTTCTTGTGTACTGTTTTTCCTAGCTCTTTTCTATCGAATGTGAGCTTTGACATTACTTCACAAACATCATATGGCGTAAAGAATTGTCCTGCATTTTTGTTAGATATTTGTAGCATCATGTATAATTCACCTAACAAATCTTGGTTCGGTCTTTCTTCCAGCTCTTCTACAATTAGTGCAAACATCTGCGGAAAAAGGTTTTGTTCTTTCTTAGAATAATTATTAATAATTCTTAAATATTCTTTTTCCCTTTTATCCCATATTTCTTTAAATTGTTTGTCTTTAGTCATTGGTAAAATGCTTTGGTTTGCTAATGTTATAGCAAACAACGCCATACAGTCTGACCATACTTGATATGTTGACTTTGAACTGCACAATATCTTAAAACCTTTTTCAAATCTCTTTTTATAATTTCCATCATCTGTTTTCTTCTTCACGTTTTATTATCCTCTTTTTATACAATCTTGCTGTTTGTTTCAATGCTTCAATTTGTTCTTTTGTTTGACGCTCAATAACAATATCTTTTATATGTTTTGAAAACCAATTCTGTTCTACTACATCAACATAGAAACCATTTTGAACATATGTTGATGCATTATATACTAAATATCTTCTTCCATTTTCAGTTTGTACACTTCCACAATAAAAACACTGGATTCCGTTCAGCAAGAAACTTGTTCCAACTTCTATCCTGTTACAATCACTACATCCCATCGTTTTGAGCTCGCTGTCCTTTTGAATACTTCCAACAATGTAATCTCTTCTGCTAAACATACATCTATATCTGTATCGGTTTAATATTCCCTCTTCTTTTTCAGCTTTGTTTAAATAGCAACATTCTGCACAACCCATTTTCCTCATGCTTTCAACCACTCCAAACATTTTTCTTTAGTTGTAAATACTGGATAAATGTCCCTTTGTATTTTTCTTATTCCTGTATCTATTGTACTGTTAATACATAAAAAATTTTGTTTGTAGCTTTCTATGTTTTCCTTTTTGTCTGTTACACACTTAATAGGTTGCAAATTGTATAATGTTTCTTCTTTTCTGACTATGCATTCTTTTACAACGCATTTTAGAACGACATTCTTTTTTGCCTTTTCCCTTTTACTTACAAACACAAGAAAACATTCCTGTTCTGGTAACATTCTTAAATATGTTTTATGTATGTTCTGCATTCCTTTTCACTCCTTTGTTTCACACTCCATGCAATCTAAATATGTTACACGGAGTGCATATGCTTTACAATATTTTGCCATGCTTATTACGCCACTCTTTTATAAGCTCTCTAATCTTAATAATAAGAAGCATTAAACAACATATAGCAACAAATAAAACATATACGGCAAAACTTAAACAACAGATTGATAAAAATATTATAGTTAATGTTTTAATCATTTCATTCTAACCTTTCTTTTGCTTTCCCATAGCATACATCTTTCATGCTACATTCTTCTGCCATCTTGCAATTATATCCTGTACATTTCTTATGCCTTTTTACAAGCTTGTTTTGTTCTAATAGTTTTGTTTTGCTTTCCTGTATTCTTTCTAGTCTTCCAATGTACTGTGCAATTTCACTTGGATTATATTCATAGTGGTACACTTTAAATTCCTGTGTGTTTTTATCATCACATAAAACAATTCCATGATGTATTCCTGTTAAGTACATATATAACTGGCATTGCTTTCTTCCGCTTGCATGGTACTTCTGTTTCTTAAATGTAAATGTGTTTACACTTTTGATTTCTACTATATATGGTATCTTTCTAACACTTTCATCATATACGCTTTCAAGCCTGTAATCCTCTGGTATTTCGCATATAATATCGGGGGTATAGGATAAATCAAATTCTTCTGCAAAACGGCTATAATCGCAATCTAAAGGTTTACACAACCCACCACGAATAAATAGCCTTTGCCATTTTTCATGAACTGCATCACCCTCACTGAATATTCTTCTCAACCCTACAGGAACTTGCTCACCCTGTAACTGTTTATAAAACAAAGAAAGAACTTGCTGACGTATACAAAACTTATCATCTGATACAATCACAGCACTTGCATGTAATCCTTTTCTTTCTGTTGTTTCTGCTCCTCTTGTCATTACACTTTTAAGGAATTTAAGTTCTTTTGGAATATCTTTGTCTAAATAAAATAAACCATTCAACATTTGTTCTATTTCTTTTTCTTGTGTGCTTTGAATCTTTGTAAATGTTTTGTCTGCATCCTTTTTGATATCATCTACTATTCCCATTTTATTCTCCTTGTTCTGAAATAGATAATATGTTTATTTGTTTCAATCCAGTGGTGGTACAGAACCTTGTTCTTGCTTGCTTTTCTGTTTCTGCATAGCAAAAGAATTTATGTTCTGCACTTCCACCTCCTGTATAAGTTCGTTTAAATACTATACAATAAAATATCACTCTAGCATTTCCTTGTACTTTTTCTTGTGTTCATCCATGATTTCTTTTCTAACAGAATCAAGGTCTGCAAAATCAACAAAACCACGCTCATAGAATAATGGGATTTCACAGCTCTGCATTGGATTACAAACTTTACTCTTTACAACTTTAACTTTCATAATCATTCCTATACGCTCTTTTGCTTCTGTATTGAATGGATTATGATTAGGAATTTCAATATAGCCTTTTCTTGCTACTTGAATTCTTAATGAACAACTATGTTTTAATTTGTGACCGCCCGGAGTTTGTATGTTATCTCCGAAAGGTAAAGCATTCATTTTATCTCTAATCTGGTTAATAAATATAACTGTAGTTCCTGTCTGTTCTATTACATCCTCAAGTGTTGGTAAATACTTATCCATAAGTCTTGCAACTCCGCCTATTCGCATTTCCTGTTCACTGTCTGTGTTTACTGCTTTTCTGATTTTGTCAATATCATCTTTTGGCTGTAATGATGGTACACTATCAATCACAATTAACGGAATACCCTCTTCCGCAAATCTTATTGCTCTATTGAAAGCCTTTTCTCCATATTGAGCATTATATATAAGCATTTGTTTTGGATGATTGCCAAAAAGTTTTGCACGTTCTGCATCAAATGTACGTTCAATCGGAATATTAAGGCAAAGTTCATGTTGTGCGCACAACTGGTATGCAAGCGTTGTTTTTCCAGCCGATTCAGCACCAAATATTTCTATTGTTCTTCCCTTTGGTATTCCACCACCAATAATATTGTCAAGGTCTGCTAATCCAGTGCTAAATCTTCTGATATTTAAATTTGCGGTTTTATTCCCTAATGAATATACGCTCCCCTGTTCCTTTTTATTGATTTCTGCACACAACTTCATAATTCCATCTTTATTCATGCCCTTACTCATTTTTGTATTCCTCCATATATTCACGACATAATTCATCTAATTCATCTATCGCCACATTATTGATTGTAGCCTTGTCTGTCAATTCAAGCTCTTCTGCCTTATCAAGATACCATTTCGCTTTGCATAAGTCCTCATAACCATTTTTATATTTATGCCTACTCAAATATTTATATGCATTTACCATACAATAGTCTGCAACAATTTGATTCCCAAAAATCAATCTCATGTTATCAATACATTCAATACTTGTTCTATCTTTATAGTAATCTGGATTTATATTATCTTGTTTGTTTTGCTCTGTTTGTTCCATTGTTTCAATAATATCTTTCATCACTTTTCTACCTCGCCATTAATGTGCTATTATATTTTACAACTCTACTCATATATTTATTTTTGTTAAATTCAAGTGCGCCCTGTTCTTTTAATGTTTTAATTACTCCTTTTGTAACACTTCTTCCTTTACATCTGTCATAGAAATCATCATACGATTTAAACACACCCTTTCTGCGCTCTTCCTCTATAGTTTCTGCGGCTTTTTCTCCAATACCCTTAATAATACTCAACCCTTGCTGTATAACGTCCTCCCCATCCATTTTACGCAATGAGGTTTTAGCTGAATAGTTTACATGTGGTAGCATAACAACAGCACCGTCTTTTACTGCAAACTGTGAATACTTAAATATATCTGCATCATTATCTGCATATTTCATTTTAACATACCAAAACTGTGTTGGATAATGTACCTTATAATACATCTGGTCAATACTTATTAATGCGTAGCCAGTGCTATGCCCCTTGTTGAATCCATAGATTAACATACTCGCCCATATGCTATTTGTTTGTTCTTTTGTTAATCCCTCTTGTCTGCATCCTCTATAAAAATCTTTCTTCATTTGTTCAATAATTGGAACATATTCTGGTTTTGTTAGATTCTCCGCTTTTTTCATAATCTTCAGCATATCAAAACTCTGCTGTGGTGTTAAGTGTCCAACTTTCTGTGCTACTTCAACCGTTTGTTCTTGGTATAACATTGTTCCATATGTTTCTTGCGTATATTTATAATATGGTGTATTCTTATCCACATTATCTGAAAGTTTATTATGTGCATATGTTTCATGCATGTGCAACTGTAATGGTGCTGGTCTGTTTAGCGCATTCACCGCTATAATATCATTTATGCAATCGCACTGAATCATATCAAGAATCTTTTTAGGTGCTGACTTCTCCATCTGGAATATTCCATCTGTTCTTCCCTCTCTGAATCCCTCTATAACTTCCTTGCTTTCTTCATCTTCTTCTGTGATTGTATAACCTGTTTTCTCTCTAAGTTCACGCATTTCTGACATTGTTTTAAGCCCAAGCATATCAAACTTTACACAATTAATATGCTCTAAATCGTCTTTGTCAAAACAACTACTTAACGCTCCTGTCTTTCTATCTCTCATAATAATGCACGTATAGTCACTTATGTCTGTTCCAACAACAGCAACACCAGCCGCATGTTTTCCTAAATATTTTATCTTTCCATAAAGTTTCGAGAAATGTTTTATAATGTTGTCATACTTCTCGTTAAACTCTTCTGTTCTATATCCATTCAGCAGATTGCTCATGTTCAGTTCATCATCTACTATGAATCCCTTAATATATGACTTAATTTCTGCAATCACTTTTTTGTTTTCATCAGCTTCAAACCAATCAACATCTTTTGTTGTTTTTAGATTACAAACACTTGCCAAATCATTTACAAGATTATCAACCCCATACATCCCATAAGAACAAATCTGTATTGCTTTGTTTGGATATTTATTTATAACATAGTCAATTACTTCCTGTCTCCTATCTCGCTCGAAATCAAGGTCGATATCTGGCAATGTTTTCTTTTCTTTACGCATAAATCTGCTAAAATCTAAGTTATATTTTATACTGTCAACTTCTGTGATTCCTACTGCATAAGCTACAAGGCAGTTACAAACAGAACCTCTTCCCTTTCCTGTTTCAATCCCATTTTCTTTCGCCCATGTTATATAATCTCTAACAATAAGGAAATAGTCTGCAAAGCCGTGGTAATTAATTACTTCCAATTCCTCTTTGCATCTTTTCCAATATTCCTTATTCCATTTGTTTCTGTTTTTCAATCCCTGTTTTGTTAATGTTTCAAGTTGTTTCGCTCCATCATCTGATATTTTAGGAAGCTCTAGTTCCAATCCATCTAGTATATTATCTTCTACTTTGTTATATATTTCTTTCATATTATCTGCAAACCGTTCTGCAAGCTCCATTGGTCTTTTAAACTTCTTTTTATAGACGTTTGCAAACCGTTCTGTTATCTCATATTCTGTAGGCATGTACCTTTCACTGTATGTTCTTTTTACATCCAATGTTGTTTTTCCAATTTCATGCATTTTACAATATGTGTCAAAATCTTCCTTACTTCCAAAATGTGAATCACTTGTTAGAATACATTTTATCTTCTTTCTTTTTGCCATTCCAATAAGTTCATAATCTGTTCTTTGCTGTGTACCCTGTGCATCTATTTTATATGGCTGTATTTCAACATATAAATCATCTTTAAATATTTCCTTAAACTTATCTAATAAACGCTCTGCTGTACTTCTATGACCATTTAAAATAGCTTGTGACGTTGCACTTGCTATACAAGCTGTTGTACATATAAGCCCATCTGAATACTTTTCAAGTAACTTAAAATCAACTATCGGTTTGTAATAAAATTGTTTTGTGTTTGCTTCTGTCATAATGTGACATAAATTTTTGTAACCTTGTAAATTCTTCACAAACAAATTCAAATGGTAACTTTTTCTCTGCGGATTTTCTTTATTAAATTTTGGCTGAAAATATATTTCGCATCCCATAACTGGTTTTATTCCAACTTCATTACATGCTTGGTAGTGTTTTATCAATCCGCTGATAGAACCATGGTTGCTTACACCTAATGCTCTATATCCTAATTCTTTTGCATGTTTTGCTAATTGTTCTGGCTTACCGAATCCATCAAACAATGAATATTCGTCATGCCTGTGCAAGTCGAAAAAATTACCCATTCAATAAACGCTCCTTTCCATATTCGCACTGTTCTCCGTCTATCTCACTACAAACACATTTTATGTTTCTGTTCTCCCTTTTACAAGCGACAGCCGTTGTACACGTTCCTGCAAATGGGTCATACACAGTACTATTATCTCTAACATACATATTAAGTAAATTTGCAACCATTTCAATACTAAATGTTGCACTGTTGTATTCATTCTTTCCATCATTGTTCTTTGCTTCAAAATAATTGAACATATTACTGTAAGATGTATATACCTTTCCTTGTATTTCTCTCTTATTTGATTTAAAAGTACAATACTCTTTTTCTCTACATAATACGAATATATATTCACATATCCTTGTACATTTATATAATTTCTCTCTATTTTTTAACTGTCTTTGTTCATCACCAGTTCTTCTACTTCTACTTATATTATACGGTGGACTTGTTATCACACAATCAACTTTAATTCCCTTTTGTTTCATATGTTTTATTGTTTTCCTACAGTCTTCGTTACGAATTATGCATCTTTTTGTTTTCTTCATTTCCTTACACCTCATATTATAACAAAAGGGTTGAACTATGTCAACCCCTAACATATAACTTTATTTTGTTTTATCATGTTTTGATTTGCCTTCGATTTTATCAAGTCTACCAGACATTATATCAATAGTAGTATTTATTTTATCAAACTGATTCCACATATTTTGATTAAGTGCATCAAAAGAATTTTCAACATTTCTATTTTCCATTGCTTTTTTAAATCCACGCTTCTCTGCTTTTCTGATTTCTTTTTCATATTTTGTTCTTTTAATAAACATAAATTTATTCCTCCCAATCGTCCTCTTCTTCATCCCAATCATCAGAATCATTTTCTTCGTCTGCTTCTTCCAAAAGGTCAATATAGTATTCCTTTGACTTCTTTGGTTTACAATCAATATCTCGTTCTTTGCACAGCTTGTAAAGCTCCTGTGGCTTCATACTTTCATAATCATTTGTTTCTTCCTCTTCTTCATCCCAATCATCTGCTTCTTCTACTTTTGTTTTGGCTTTTGTTTTTGTTTTGTTTGATTTTTTCTTAGGCGCATCCTCTTCCTCAAAATCTTCATTGTTATCTGCTGGATATGCTTTATCAATGTATTTTAAGATTGCTGAATCAGACAACGGTTTTATTTTGTTGTTTCTAAATTTTGCTTTGTCTAACGGAATAACAGAATATGTTGTGTTCTGCCCTTTCCCAATTCTCTTAATTTCATAGTCTCTATCTAAAAGTGTTCCGTATGTTTCATACAATGAAGCAAGTGCTGGAACTGGTGAACAATTATTAACTGCCGCCATTAACAGCTTCACTTCTTTACTTTCGAAATCATAGACACTCCAAACATACATTTTTCGTGTCCTTAAGTTTTCATCATCACAATACTCACATTCTCTGCCAAACTCTTCTTGGCATGGAACATTCACACCTAAAGCAAAACTATCATGGAACTCGATTTCTAAACCATCCTCCATATCTGTTAAGAATCTTACTCTTGCTTTAGAATCCTCTTTGAAAAACATAAACTTTCCCTTGCTTGTTCCACTCTTGCTGATTTCACTTTTAATGTCTGATAACTTAATTTTTCCCATGTTGTTTCTCCTTACTCTTTTGATATGTTTGTTTTATACTCACCGATTTCTACCGCACAAAACTGTTTTGGATTTATGATATAACCACCAAACTCTATATATGCGTTTGCATCTTCAAGATAACATTGTTTTATAACATTTGCTATATTACTAACTGATTCTTTCACAACTTGTTTTGCCTGTTTTACAAGTTCTGTTAGAAGCATTTCGTCAAAACTTGCTTTATCTTCTTCTCGCATAAATCCGAATTTTGTTTCGTATTCACTACAAATCAGTTTGTACTCTTCACTCTCTTCATTATACTCTCCATGTACCACTCTGTCAATCGTTAATTTTTCAAGCGTATCTTTATGATATAAATTCATTTTACAAGTTACTTTATATTTCAGCACCATGCTTTCTGACCCTCCTAGAACGCTGTTTAGCGGCTTTTATTTCTTCCTCTGACATTTCCCCTACGTCTTTCTTATCCACTGGATAATCAAAGCGTATCACATTAAAAAACCGCTTTAAATACTCTGTTCCTTTTATTCCGCATTCATCATTATCTAACGCAGATATTACTGTTGTAATTCCTTTTTGTTTTAGTTTATTTACCTGTTCATCTGATATATGCCATCCTAATATTGCAACAACATTTTTTATATGCCCTCTTGTTTTAAGGCTTAAATAATCCATGTATCCCTCACATATGTATGGAATGCAGTTCTCTTCATATGTTCCACATAGTGTATCACGCTTTCTGAACCCCTCATTGTATAAATACTTTCTTTTCTTTTCAACATTCGGGTTCATTGTTCTACCTACCCATCCCATAAACTTCCCATTGTCTAATATAGGAAAAATAAATGGATATGCAACATTATAGTTGTATTTACACTTTGAAACATTCAATGCACGTTTACTGAATCCGCGTTTCTTCATGTATTCAATTATTTGCTTTTCATCCCTGCTATCTGCTTTATTCCAATCTGTTGTTTTTAACCCATAGTAATAATCCTTTGCTTCAATCAATGCTTGCTTACTTTGTTTCTTCCTTTTTCTTTTAACCTTTATTTGTAGCTTTTCGACTTTATCACTATGTAATATTTGTTCTAACAAACAGCACGCCTGTAGGTCATTTAATTCTGGATGTGCTTTCATAACAAAATCTAATGCATTTCCTTTCGCTTCACACCCAAAACAAAAAAATGTTCCATCATCTAAACAGATTCGCATTGATGGGTTTATATCATCATGGAAAGGACATATAATATTAAACTCCGTTGTTGTTATTTCTTCAATGATTCCATAATAGATTAATACTTTCGCAAGTTCCTTTCCTCCATATGTTCTTATCATGCATTTTATTCTAGCCTTTCTGTTCTGTTATCTTAATGTATGGCTCTGATATTTCAACATCACAGCATTTTCCCAGCTGTGCTTTATCCTCTTTACTTATTTTACCTGTTTCATACATTCTATCGAGTTCCGCTTCATCCATGCTTTCTTCAACATCAATAAACTTTTTGAACTTCTTCGCATCTACTCCGCATTTTTTCAAATATTTAATAAGTCCATCCATATCATTTACTTTGTATGTTTTGTTTACGACTGTTTTGTACAACTGTTTTGAAATGTTTTGTTTTAACTTTTCAAACTTCCATGTTAGCTTCTTTCTTCTAACTTTTGTTACTTTAAGTTTCACATGGTTTGTGTAGTAGTTCACTCCATCTTTTAACTCAATATCAAAAGTTTCTTCTCCTTTTGGAAGATTTGTAAACATAAAGTTTGTAACTGCGAGCTGTTCTTTTTTTCTTACTTCATTGTAATATTCATCAAACTTCTTTTTCTCTTGTTGTGCTTCATATAATCTTCTAACGCTCTGTTCTATCTGTGCTGTATTCATTCTTCTGTTCTGTCCTTTCTTTGTATTCTTTTACTGCCTGTCTCTGTGCATATAACACGGAATTAATGTCCTTTGGATATGTTCTAACATTTACATCACGAATAAAAATAAGTTCATCAAATGTTAATTCTTTTTCTTCTCCAACTGGCGTCTGTACTCTTACAAGCTCCTTTTTTCTATTTACTCCGACAACTTTTGCCGACCCTAATTTCTTCAACAATTTCCCATGTTTTGTTTCAATAAATCTAACATAACAAATCATGCATCCTACCTGTAAAACATTGTCATAGATTCTCTGCTCTTTTCTTGAGCCATATTTCATTTCGATTTCTTCAAGTGTTGCAAATTTTCTTTCTTCTGTTTCCTCTGTACTTGTTTTGACCTCTTCTGTTTCAAATCCTTTTGTCTCAACCCATGCTTCATCATCTTCATTGCTTGGTGCTGGTTGTTTTTCTACTTTTGTTTTGCTTTTTGTTTCAACCCATGCTTCATCAGTTTCATTCTCATAAGCATTAAGTCTATCAATCAACTCCTGTTTTGTGAACTTGTGTCCTTTACTTTCCAACGTAAGTCCTCTGTTTCTTGACTGCTGTTTTAACTCTGCAACTTTCATTTCCTCAAATCTCATTTGTTTTGTTCTCCTTTTCTTTTTATGTCTTAATTATATCACTTTACTTTTCATTTGTCAATATTTATTTTAAAACGATTATACAGATTACTGATAACATATAAATCATTCCAAACAATGATAGGCAAGCTATAATATCATTAAAATCCTGTTTTGTTATGCCCCATTCTTTCCAAAAGACTCTGAACGTTCTTTTGAACGTTCTTACCTTTCTTCTAATTTTTCTTTTTAACTTTCTATAATTGTACGCCGTCATTTCTCTGTCTCCTAATACCGAATAATTTCTGCACTGCTGTTCCGAATTCTTCACTTGCTCTATATTCATTTATTGCTCCTATATCTGTCATACATTTCAGATATCCATACAACTTGTTTTCTGCTTCCTCAAAACTAACTAATCCTCTTCTGTATGTTGCTAATACAATTGTTTCAAACTCTGCATATTTTACCATTTTTGTTTCCTCCTAATTTGTTTTCTTTCTTGTTTCTAAAACTATATTAACATATGTTTTATTTGTTGTCAATATCCTTTTTTATGCGATTTCTACAGATTTCATAAAACTTCTTAATATTTGTTCTTCTTCACTTGTTAAAAGTTCCATGTCCCAAAAAGCTCTTACATATCCATTGAAATGAGCTATATATTCATTTTTATACTCTGAAAATGTTTCACAAGAAATTAAGCCTTTTTTATAATGCTCATATCTATGATGAATTCTTCTAAGTATAAATGCTTTTCTCTCCTCTATTTTACTCATTGCTAATGTTTTCATAATTTATATCTCCTTTTCTGTTATCTCTTAACTTGATTTAATTATATATCAAAGGGTTGATTTTGTCAACCCCTTAATTATATTTTTTTAATCGAATAAACAATATCTTGCATAGCTATAGCCTTGTGTATTTACAAAAAACTTTTGTTTTGTTTCCTCATTTACAATCATAATAACATATTGTGTATAATCTTTTTCGCATCCGCAAGGAACATCTTTTAAAAAATCAAAATCTTTTAACAAATTATTTTTGAAATAAACAAATTCTTTATCATTCATAATAAATGCCATTGAACAGATTGCCTTTACATTGCAATATTCATTTTCATCTAACAACTGTTCTGTATATTCCTCAAGTGTATTGTTTTTATTTAATTTAGGCTCTGCTAAATTTAATTTCATTTCTGTTTTAAATGTTCTTTTCTTCATTATTTTGTCCTCCTAGTTTGTTTTAACTGTTTACCTTTAACTTGATTATATTATAACATATTTAAAACAAAAGTCAATACTATTTACAATACTTTTTATAAAATATTTTAAAATAAATAAAGC